TGAAGCTCTTCTCTAGCCCGCGCGTATTCTGCGGCTAGCTGCGGATCCTGATTCAGCCAATCATTCAAACAGCTCTGCGGCAACCCATTCTTCTTGCACGCCTTCAGCGCGCTAAGGCCGTTTCTCATATCGGCGAAAATATCTGCGCAGACTTTCTCGCGATCGTATTTTCTAGCCTTTGGTCTCATTGCCGACAATCTCAATCAATTTGTCCAGGTAATGCCTCGCTTTCTGTAGATCGTCGAGGCCGCCTTTGTCTTTGTAGCGCGCAATGTATTTTATAACATTGCCTCGCAAGAAGCCTGCGAACTCCTCGTGCGACATCCAGGCCTTCATGGCGTCCCATGGTTGCACGGATTTGGTGACGTAGTGATCGCCGCCTACTTGCATTTCTCCGCTACTCACAACTCTCCCCTACGCCGCATGCCTCGCTCCCGCTGGTGCGCCCAAACCATTTTACGCCCCAAGACTTTCTCTGCATGCATCAAGTTTTCTCGACGAGTTAGCCACTCTAAGTTTTCTGCCCTGTTGTCAGATCTGCACCCGTTGATGTGATTAACGTCCAGCTTATCTTCCATTTTCCCTGTAAATGCGGCGCAGACAAGTCTATGTACTGCCCTCATGAATCCTTTATTGTTAATGTACAAATTAACGTATGTATATCCTTCTTTAGATAATTTAGGAGAAAGTATTTTACCGCCGTAAATTCTATTTTGCGTGCCGTTCTTGAAGAGCGGGTGTGCGCGTAGCAATTTTCTAGGAACGCTTCTTATTAGCCCTGTATTGCTTGCTTCATAATATGATTCCCATCCGGGAATACATCTCCATTCTTCTTGGCAGTGAGTGCCGCTTGGTTCGCTGAAGTTAGAGTTTTCTGTTCCCACGTTCTACCTCATTCTCGTTGCTTCATCGTAACAGTTCCCTGCGCAACAGGCGGGAACTGGGAACTATCCTAAGGTATAGTTCCGTTCGTTCCCGGCCAATTGCCTTTGCCTAACGGAACAGTTCCGGAACAGTTCCCAAAAGTTCCCTTAGTTCCCGGAGACAAGCATAGCGCTAGCATGGTAATCATGCTTTACAATCCAGCCGTTCGCGAACCCCTCAATAATATCTGCATCTATTAAATCAGAGATCGGTTTGCCCTTCTGGCTGGGCTTGGCGTAGGCCTTCGCCGACTGCTCAGTTAATCCCTTCTGGCTAATAAGATATTCAATGAAAACCATTCGATCTAAATAAGGCGAACCTTTTTTAACCTCTCTGTCGCTGGCGAACCAGGCGTTCTCGAACAGCTTCCGGTGCTGGTCGATCTTTGATGTTGTCTTGTTAGTTATTGGCTTTTCTGTCGCCGCAAATACCGCGCCTTTAATTTCTTCTCCGTCATCATCAAACCACCCGACCGGCTCTTCTGCATCCTTCATCTTGGTGCATTTTACAGTGATCGCGCCGTCGTCGTTCGTGACCAGAATGGACGCATCAAGCGACGCCTTCCACGCGCTTGATCCCCTGGCTCGAGTCTTGGCCTCGGCCGCCACGCCGACGTGATGGTTAATGGCGACGCCTGCGCCAAGAGCTGATGACACAACTGCAACCTGATTCAGGAACATCCTCGTATCCCGCGCGCTGTTCTCGTCGCCGGACATGTGGTTGTTGACGGTATCAATGGCGAGGAACGCCACCTCTTCGTCTGTGGCTTCCCTGACGGCGTGCAGGATCTGTATCGCAGCGGCAGGCGAGTCGACGTCGATGGCCTTATTGGCGATCAGTAGATTGTCTAGGCGGTCCACTTGATGGTGCTTGCACCATGCGGCCACCCGCTGCCGCAGGCCATGATGGCCCTCGCCCGCGAGCAGAACGACGACGCCAGGCTTCGTCTTTAAGCCTTGCCATTGCATGCCAGCGGCCATGTGACATAGCACGTCGAGCAGCACGAACGTCTTACCGGCCCCGCTCTCGCCGTAGATCATGGTCAGGCCCTGATCGGGTATCCAGCGCTTCACCGCCCACCGGATAGGCGTCGGCTGGGACAGATAGGAAGTCGCGCGGGTCAGGTAGTAGTCGGCGCGCTTCGCCCGCTCGGCCTCGAGGATGTTTTCGACCGCTTCGGTGCCGAGCGCCACGTCGGCCGCGTAGTCCCACTCAGGTTCATAGCGGCTGACCGACCGCGCGATCTGGGCGATCTCAGACGACGGAAGCGGAACCTCGCAGCGTTCCTCGTTCGCGATCTGGAGCGCCGCCAGGATCTCCGTCTGCGTCATGCCATGGCGCCGCATAGCGCCAGCCAGAGCGGTCAGACCGCTGTTGCGGTTGCCGGTGATCAGATTCCCGTCCGTGGTCTTAGGCGCTTCCCGCTTGCGGGTTGTGATCGCGCTGATCCAGTGTGCCGGAACCGGCGCAGGCGCAACGCCGTCAAAAGGATCGGATGACGCCTCCCATTCGTATGCGCGGCCGTTAATTACGGACGGGTAGACCAAGAAGTACCGCCCATCTGCCAGCAGGTCGACGCCTTGGGTCAGCTTGCAGGAGCGGATGGCCTCGTCCCATACAGCAATATGGTGCGAACCGCCGCCTGCGGTGAGCTGCACTGCGCCCGCGTCCAGCTGGCCGTTCTGTTCCAGCCATTCCGTCCAACCATCCTCGCCGCCGTTGCGCGGGTCGACATCAAACACGACGATACCGCTATCCCGACCGGCTGCGATTGCAATGTTGTGATTCGAATTCTCAAACCACGCGCGCAACTGCGCCTCGTCGGTCGTGGCGTCGTGTACGCCGTGCTCGGTCGCAGGCGCTTTGCTGTCGGCGAGAATAGGCAGGACGCGCCAGCCGAGTCTGGCGTAGCCGAGCGCAGCTTCTAGACTACTGATCGTCATCTGAGTCCGCCTTCAGCTCGCCCTTTGTTTTCAGCTCTAGTTCGTACTGCCGACTCATGGGCGGGCGCTCGCCCCACTGGTAAATCGTCTGCGGCCAGACCTTCAACGCATCAGCCAAGGCCTTGATGCTGCCGTAAAAAGCAATCGCTTCCTTCGTGGTCATTTTCCAATTTCTTTTTCAAGCGGTGTTGACATCCTAACCGGATAAACGTACATTGTCCACATGCCCGAACGGATTAGCCGAAGGGGCTAAGAGGAAAATAAAATGACCCGCAAAGAAGTTAAAAAATACACCGCGATCTGGAACAGCACTGAAGGCCTGCGTGCTCAGTGGGGAAATGACTTTGACGCATATATGCAAGCGATGCGCATGTACTGCGAAATGTGCGCAGCTGTCGGTCAGGTTTCATAAGAGGAAATCATGCAAATCAAATCAACCTTGAACACAGCGAAAGACCACAAAACGCTGTTGATTTACGGCCCCGCCGGGGCTGGCAAGACCAGCGCCACGAGGACGCTGCCGAACCCATTCATTCTGTCGGCAGAGGGCGGGTTGCTTTCAATTCGTGATGCGGACCTGCCTTACGTGGAAATCGCGAGCATGGCCGACCTCCACGAAGCCTACGCCTGGCTCGTCGGCAGCAGCGAGGCTAAGGAATACCAGTCCGTCGCCTTGGACAGCATCAGCGAGATCGCCGAGGTCGTCTTAAACAGCGAGAAGAAGGCAACAAAAGACCCGCGTCAGGCATACGGAGCCATGCAGGAGCAGATGGCCGATCTGATTAGAGCCTTCCGAGACTTGCCTGGTAAGCATGTCTACATGTCAGCCAAGCTAGATAAGTCGCAGGACGAGATGGGCAAGATCCTCTATGCGCCCAGCATGCCCGGCAATAAAACCGGACAGATGTTGCCTTACTTCTTCGACGAGGTACTGGCTCTGCGCGTCGAGAAGGACGCCGACGGCAACCCCGTCCGGGTGCTGCAGTGCCAGCCTGACGGCGCGTGGCTTGCGAAGGATCGTTCCGGCGCGCTCGACATGTGGGAGGAGCCTGATCTAGGGGCACTGATCAAAAAGATCGGAGGCGAGCTGTGAAATTTAACAATATGTCGACATCGGAACTTTGTTCAGATTGGATCGAGTGCAAAGCAACCGAAAAAGCGGCGACCGACCACCGCCGCGAGATCGAGGACGAACTGACCCGGCGGCTGGAGATCGCCGAGACGCTCGCCGTAAAGGTCACCGGACGGATCGACCGCAAGGTCGATGCCGAAAAGGTGCAGGAGCTGGCGGCGGAGCATGACCTGACGGATGAGCTGTCGCGGCTGTTCCGTTGGAAGCCAGAAATCAACATGAACTTTTGGAAGAGTTACCCAGAAACGACGACGAGACTTCTTTCCCCGGCGATCACGGCCAAGCCCGGCCGTCCGTCTTATACCATCGAAGCTAAGGAGCAATAAAAAATGGCACGTCTTGATATGGCAATCGACTTGAACGACCTCCCAGTACGGGAGTCGTCCTACGACCCAGTCCCTCCTGGCTGGTATACGGCCACCATCCAAGAGGCGGATGCTCGTCCGACCAAGGATGGTACAGGCCAGTACATCAAGATCCGCTGGCGGATCGACGGCCCGGCGCATGAAGGACGGGTTGTTTTCGGTAATCTCAACGTCCGAAACAAGAGCGTCAAGGCCGAGGAGATCGGCCGCCAGCAGATGGGAGAAGTCCTGCGAGCGGTTGGGTTGCAACGCCTCGAGGACACCGACCAGCTAGTGGGTGCGTCACTCATGATCAAGCTGGACATCCGCCCGGCGAATGATCAATACGCGGCGCAGAATGAAATCAAGGCGTACAAACCGAGCGATAACGCCCCGCCGGTCGCGGCGGTTGCGCAAGGAGCGGCTAAAAAGTCGCCGCCGTGGGCTGCGAAGCGATAGCCGCTACCGGGCACAGGCTAGCCGTTGCACAGCAGCGGCTAGGCTCTACTAAGCAAAAGCTAGCCGTTGCACTGCAGCGGCTAAGGAGTCGAAAGTGGCTAAGATCCTCCCACCACTAAACACCATCGAAAGCATGATCGACCAAGTGATGGTCGATTCTGCTGATAACACCCCCCGCGAACACCTTGGCTGCAGCCAGATTGGCCACGCATGCGAGCGTTGGCTATGGCTGTCGTTCCGCTGGGCGGTACGGCCGAGCTTTTCGGGTCGCACGCTCAGGATCTTTCGTCGCGGGAATCGCGAGGAACGAATCATCGCGAGTGACTTGGAGCATATCGGTATTGATATAAGACACACCGGCGCATCACAGAAGCGCATCTCTTTCGGCCCGCACGTAGGCGGCTCGGTAGACGGAATCATCGAGCGAGGTGTGCCTGGGGCAGAATCCAAGCGGCACATCGCTGAGTTCAAAACTACGAACGCCAAGAATTTCTCGAAGCTCGAAAAGGAAGGCGTGCAGAAAGCACAGCCGACGCACTACGCGCAGATGCAGCTTTATATGCTGGGCACAGGCATAGATCGGGCGCTATACGTGGCGGTCTGCAAAGACGACGACCGCTACTACACCGAGCGCGTGTCGCTTGATAAAGCGGCTGCCGAGAGTCTGCGCGATAAGGCGCTGCGAATCGTCGCATCGGAGACGATGCCCGCGCCCATCAGCACCGACCCCAGCTGGTATCAGTGCCGCTTCTGCGACGCGCACGAATTTTGCCACACGACCAAGCTGACCAAAGAGGTCAACTGCCGCACCTGCGCGCATAGTTCCGTCCAGGAACTATGGCACTGCAACAGGTGGGAGGACGACATCCCTGTCGGTCACCAGCGCAAAGGCTGCGACAGCCACGTGCTGCATCCCGACCTAGTGCCGTGGCAATTCCGACAGAGCGACGACGAATTTGATGCGCTCTACGTCATTGACGGAGTGCTTACATTGAACGGAGAGAACGGCTATTTATCCAAAGAACTTGTAGCCAATGCCAGCGCATGCGCGGCGGGGTTGGGGCAGGCGTTTAGGGAGGAGATGGGAG